GCCCAACTCTTCGGAGGTGGTGACATCAGGGGCCAGCTGTCCCGCAGCTCAACAAGACAATGAATGCAGGGACTGCCGGGCATGCTGGGACGCCACAATTAAAACAATCAAATATGGTAAACATTGACATGTGGAGACACCCAAAATATTATAAAGAATTACGTAAGCGTAATAAGGCGCTGCGGTTGTGCGATGCTTACTCGAAAGAGAATAGCAATTACACCGAGCGCCAACAATCGGATCAGGCAATTAGTTTAAGAGCTCACGACGGTGAGTGCGAACGTTCGCCTGGTCCGGGCCCCAAGCGTCAAGCTGCAAGCGCCAAGCAGCAAGCCTCAAGCGAATCCAAACCAGAACCAGTTCAGGTTCAGGAAGCGTCAAGCGCCAAGCGGCAAGCGTCCCAATCCGAGTAGCAAGCGTCAAGCTTCAAGCCGCAAGCTACAAGCTCAGAGATTCTTGAACCACGGAACAAGAAAACTGAAAAAGTTTTCTTGGGTAAAGGACCGAGGGCCTTTACCATGATAAATGTATTCTCAGGATGGCGTTTATGGAAGGCAATTTGATGAGGGGAAAATCTGATTTTGTTCCCTTTAGTCACCTTTAATTCTACAGTGAAAAAGTGCCCAGAATTATTATAGCCCAATAGATCAGGAGTGCCGGATAGGCTAAGATTTTCAAGTCTAATCCACGAAATGTTTGGTATATTTTTTTTAATTTCTCGGTAGAATTTAGCCTCTGGACCCATAGATTTTTTGAGGGAACATTGTCGTTCATTTAATTATACCTGAACGCATTTTATCAGGCATAATTATTTTTCTATCTTGCTTCGTTTTAAGAACTAAACGATGAGTATGATGATTTTTTGATAAGCCAAATACTGTATGTGTGTTTTCGTGTACTTCCATTTTATTAATCTCTTCTAAGTATCCATCTTTCTCAATGTAGATGACAGCATCGCTTACGGCATTACCTTGCTTCGACCCATCTTTTCTAGCCTCAGTAAATTTGGATAAGAATTCTTGTAGATCCCTTACTCTCATTTCTTTAGCTTCGCAAGTTCTTTTTTTAATTCTATGTTTTTATTATTTAGTTCTGTTATCATTCTAATTTGCTCTACAATTTTACCACTCAACTCATCTATTATTTTTTTAGAACCATCTAATAAATTCTGAGTTTTGATGTGTTCAGACTCTCTCTGTTTCCACTCCCAGATTTCTTTCTTATGCATTTCAATTAAGTAAGGTAAATTACCTGGCTCAATCTTAACTTCATTCTCATGACTCATATCTTCTCCGTGTTCTTTCGAGTTTGTATACGTACGTTTATCTTTCATACCTTGACTTTATAGGATTGTTCCCTTAAATTGTCAACCATGGGATTACCAAAAAGACTTACAGACATGCAAAAGAAGTTTGCTGAATACTATGTGTTTGGCGACCCCGCTACAGGTAAACGTTGCTCAAAAGCTGAAGCTGCTAAACTGGCAGGTTACAGCCCAGACAGATGTAGACGTGAGGGCTCTGAACTTACTAATCCAAAATATTCACCGCTAGTAGTAAAACATATCGGTGAGTTAAGAATGGAAGTAAGAGAAAAACATGAGGTTACATTAGATAAACATTTAGAACAACTTGACAGGATCAAGGAAGCCGCTTTGAAAAAGAATTCTTTTTCAGCTGCCGGCAATATGGAAGTAGCCAGAGGTAAAGTTGGTGGCCTATACATAGACAAAAAAGAAGTAAGAACAGGTAAATTAGATGATATGACAGAAGAACAACTAGCAGACAAAAGAAGACAAATACTATCCGACTACGCGTCTCTTCTAAAGATGAAAGTTGTAAACGGCACTGCTGAGGATATTGTTGATACACCTAAATCTTCTGAATCTTCTTCACCCAAGCTCTTGGAATCATCGTCCGATCCCCAAAACTAATTTCATCGCTATCTTTATCGTAAGACGCAAATAATTTTATGTGGTCTTTTGTTTTTTCATACAACCAACCTTCATTGATTGGTCTTGCTAATTTCATTCTGTCAAATTCTTTTTCTGTTGCCCAGCCCGAATCACTCACACAGTCGATCCACTCCACTCGGACTTTAGGATAAGGTATATCGGGAGTTTCAATTGAGGCTACAGCTTTTCTTCTTTTCCTAGGCATAGCTCCTTATAGAGTTTCTACAGATAAATTGCTATACAAAATTCAGCTTTGGCGCGCGCGAAAGGCACCACTGATGGACATAAAATAATGTCCACTTAATTAAAAAATGTCCACTAAAATGTCCACTAAAATCGATTATAATCGTTGGTATTGCTACATAATTTTTGTTTTGGACATTATTCCACTTTTTTTTCATGTTTTTTTTCAATGACACTAAATTATCTGTGAAAACTCTATAATACTGTCTTTGCCTTCTTTTCGCCATAATATTTCCTCATTGCTGCCAACTTGTCTTCAGCCGCTGCAATTCGTTCTAGCTGCTTATCAACCTCTCCTGTAATGTCGATATGCTCTGGAATCACCAGATTATGCTCACATATAGCATTTATCTTGTAATGTGCGTCTTCGATTTCAGCTTCATATCTTTTTAGAATGGTTCTAAATAGATTATCGTTCATGTTTTCTCCTTACTCCCGTTTGTCTCGGGTCCTTGTATTGTGCGTATTCCAACGCATCCTTTCTGCATTTGTTTCCAGCTACTTTAGAAACGTTATAATCTAGCCAATCAGCGTGATTATTCAGAATCTTGTTCATTCCCGGTGAAGTCTGTAGCCCTAAGTTCCACCTTTGCTTTTTCTTTTTCATCAAACCTCAATTCATTATACATGTCAATTCGTTTTAGTGCCTTGTGTTTCCAGGCTCGAAGGTCTGCACCTTCTGTTTTGAATTCTTGATAATATAGGTCAGGCGTGCATACCATGATAACTCCTTGTTCAATTCTACTGCCGTAGACGTAGTCGTGTGCCATGGCGTACATTGCAATTTGCAAGAAATAATCTTCAATCCATTCTTGTTTTTTCGGACGGTTAGCTTGTTTGAAGTCAACAATAGTTTCTTTGCCATTATGCAGGCATACCAGATCTGTTGAGCCCGCGTATAAACCCGGGTAGTGTAGCATAACTTCAGAGCCATAATATTCTTCCACCGGTGCAAGACCAATCTCAATAATTTTTTGGGCCATGGGCTTCGCCGCTTGTCCGATTGTTGTAAGATCATCGTAGCCAGTTCCGAGGATATAGTGTTCCAAGAATTTGTGCATAGCTGTCCCCCTATTACTAGATAAGTTTTTGATTCGTTCTGCTTCTTGTTCACCTTTTTTAGCTATCCAGTCTTTTAAAAATTGTTTATTTGCGGTGGCACCTAATATCGTAGTCACACTAGGAAGTCTATAATTATCTATGTCATAAACCCTGGTCCCAGTTCCGGGGTCCGTGAGCTGTTTTCCTTGTATATACTTGTATTTATTGTGGAATTTGATGGGCTTACCTATGTTGTGATACTCTTCCAAATCTTTATCTTCCATCATTTAGTTCTTCTTTGAGTTATATTACCGTATTCATCAATCCACAATTCATACAAAGTTTTACCATCGTAATAGTAACCATGTAATTCTTTTTTCTTCATAATTTTTTCTTTAACTCTTTTAGATAATCCTCTTCTTCTTTACGATTGTGTTCTCTTACAATCGCGGCTTGTTTTCTAAAAGCCCACGAACTTAACGTACCAGACCAACCCATCACCCATAAATAAAATTTTAACATCATTCTAAACTCATCACCTTTCTATATTCATCTAAATTTATTACTTTACCATTCGCAATTTTATGTTCGTCGTAATGTTCCATAACCTGTTGTATCTTTGGCATCTTAGTATGAGCCCATGGCCAAATTAAACAACAAACATAATACGCGTCTCTAAACGTACATCTCCATCGCCATTGCATAAGATAGGGAGTACCGTCTTTTCTTTTACCCTTTCTTGGTTTCTTGGTCAATGTACCAACTTTCAATACTTCATGGACCCAAGTCAATACAGATCTATCAGTCATAGTTATTTCCATACTCAATCGTAAACTGTTAGATATACGGTGACCTTTACCCTTGTGTTTCTTTTTCTTTTCTGGTCCACGTTTAAAATGTATAGATCCTTCGCCATCGAATAGACCTGCAATGTAGGCTCTATCAGTTTCTGGTATCATACTTCCTCACATATAATAGTACAGCCATCACAATAACTGAAACAACCATACCAATA